GCGCGAGGAGGTGTATCGACTCTTTCAGCCGATGGTCGAGGGAAACAAGTTACATTTATATTGTCCATCAACTCTTCAGGAAAAACGAAAGGGTATGCACGGGATTCGTATCTGGAAAGATGGTGCTTGGACAGAAGATGTACAACCGGGAGTAATAACACGTGGTCAAATTGTCCGTGTTACCCTACAAATTCAGGGCATTAGTCTTCAAATGGGTGTCAATGACACTTTCTGGACAGGCCGTGCCCGTCTTCAACACCGTATCCTAGGAATCCTCATTCAAGCTCCTCGGACACCCGAATGCCTTATTCAATCTTTTGAAGAACCGACGCACTGACTGAAATCAGTGAAATCTCCATATTTACAAAGAGCATGAAAAGGGTAAACGGTACAAAAACATCGGGATCCGTACGAATATACATATAGCTGAAAATGCCGAGCATAAGAACCAGAGCAAATGTCACTCCAAAGATGATTCCCATATTCTTTTGAATGTCATTCAGATTGTCCTTACTGCCGGCAAATTTACCGACGGCATAGATAACATATCCTAGGCCGGTAAGAATAATGGCTAAAAGTATCATTTGAAAGATTTGTGTAGGCGTCATGGTCCTGTTCCTACTGATGTAGGTGAAAAGGATACTTTAGGGGCCGCAGCAGTGGCCGCAGTTGAGGCCACAGAGGTTGCTTTTGCGGCGATAGATGATGTTATTGCCAGGGCAGGCGCAATGAGCGAGCCAACGGTTGTTTGTGTACTTGAAAGTGAAAAAATCACAAACATTGCAAAGATAATTACTAGAATTAAGAGTGGTGTAAAGATATACGACCAAAAGCGGACCATCGAGTACGCCATTCTAATGATATGACGATTTGAATCTGACACTTCAGTAGGATGGTCGGGGTCAGAAAAACTAGACGACTCAAAAAAATGGGTTCAGAACAATATAGACCGGGACCCTGTCAATGTCGACCGCGTGTCGGAAAAAAGCGTCCGGCATATGGATGTCTTCCTGCGTCTGAATTACAAAAGATAGCCTCTAAAGTCTTCGGTTCACCTACAACACTTCGAACTCAGATTGGCGGTGTAGCTGCGTCTACCCTTCGGAAACAACTTGAACATCGGGTTGGTGTACAGCCGATACAGGAATACTCTTTTCTTCAGGCACTCCCCATTGATGAATCAGAGAAGCGTCGTCTTCAGATGGCCTATTTACGCCCGCCTCAACCTCAAGCATGGCGCACAGATCCTGATAAGTGGCTTGATAGTACAAATATTGAGAATGTCATGAAGCAGTATGAAGAGGATGTCGCAGATTTTAAGTTTCTTGGTCCCTATCCAATTGATTTTGCAGCACCCGATCCGTACAATAAGACGAAGACAAAGTGTCTCATAAGCGAAATGTGCAGTCTCGATATGGCAGGATTAAAAGCAGCTGGAAAGTCGAAGATAGGTATTATTTATAACCTTGATCCTCACAATAAAGGCGGCAGTCACTGGGTAGGGAATTATGTCGATTTGAAGAAGAAGGTCTGTTACTATTTTGACTCATACGGCATGGAGGTGCCTGGCCAAATTGAAAAATTTATGCAGTGGCTCACACTACAGGACCCTGCTATGAAACTAGCCTATAATGCCCGTCGTTTCCAGATGAAGGATTCTGAATGTGGAATGTATAGTATGTATTTTATTATACGGATGCTGATGGGAGAAGAGTTCCGTCCATTCTGTCATCGGGCTCCTCGTGATGGTGAAATGTTATTGCTGAGGTCTTGGCTATTTAGCACGTGAATTGGACAACTGAGTTCAAGATACCCAACGATAAATCGTAGAGTGATGTAGATGTCAGCGCCTTCGGCAACAAAAGAGCAGTTTTTCAGCGAACGCAATGAACAAATGTTGGATAGATTACTATACGACCACGTTCAACGGCGCAGTGGACTGACCCTTGACGACCGCCAGAAACAGCGGCTAGTCAAGACAGTAAAGCATTATATGGGCGAAGTCTACCGTGTGAATTCGAGTCAGAACATGCAGTATCTGAACAAGGAGACATTGGCCGCTGTACTTCCCGACTACACAGCCTATCTCGATAGAGGACGTGAAGTGGAGATGAGTGAGAAGACGGAGGTTGAAATTGTTACCAGTTCAGATCCTCTCCGCCAGGATGTTGGAACACGATTTGCCCTAATGCAGGATTCACGCAATACTGCGAAAGCATCACCTCCCGCTCCACCCGATTTTAGAATTCCACTTGAAGAAGACAATACCTCCTCGGCGGCGACCCTTTTTGAACAGGCCAAGAAGCAGCGTGAGGCGGAGGCTGCTCGCACAGCCCTTGCCGTTCAGGAGCAGATTCGTCCTCGTGAAGCGGGCGCTGTGGCCAAGCCGAGAACACTCGAGAATGAAATTACGACAATGACAGTACCTCCGGATATGCGAGCCCTCTTTGGTATGCAATCACAGGGCCGTACCCCCTACGAGCCGCAAGGGCTCGCACAGGCAAATCCGACAATTGCAGTTCCTACTGTGCGAGCGGATAGGCCTATTCTTCCTCAGGACTTCCTCCAAAAGGAGGAGGACACGATTAACTATAAGGAGAATGAATACAATCTCTTTTGTTACAGTGCGGACCGTGACTGGACAGTAAATACAGGTGAGAGCCGTTATAATTTTAGTGTTCTCTTCAATCCTGGAAGTGTCTTAACAAATAATGGCGTGCGTGCGAATACCTCAACACAGTTCAAGTTCCGTAATATTGTTCGCATTGAACTTGTGAAGGCACTTATACCTGTTGAGGGCATTGATGTGCTGATTGACCAAGGAGCTACTTCAAGTGCTTCCTATAATCAAACTATTGTAAATACAAATGTCCTCTCTTTTCCGTACCTTATGATTCGTGTGCCTGAACTTGATACAAATAGTATTGGTACAAATCCGTATATTGATAGTGCATTTGGACTTATCCAGTATGATGCAAACTGGATTACGGACAATACAAATGTTATTCAACGTGGTGGATTCCTCGGTATGATTCCGAAGTTCATGAAGTGCCAGAAGACCTATTATCCTACACCGCTTGCCACTCTTCAGAAACTCTCCATTCAACTCCAGCGTCCAGATGGTTCACTTGTAAGCCCTGTACTCGATACGCTTGATATTTCGGGCTTTGTTCTGTCGAATAGTATTACTCAAAGCTGGGTACAACCTACAGTATCACCGATTCCCAATACAGGAACAATCTATGGCCAAAAGACTACAAGTGGTGGCGCAGCTACTGCAGCAGGGTATAGTAGATACATCTGGATTCAGACAAGTAGTTGGTTCAATACCTTTATGTTTAATCAAGGTGACCGTATTCAACTGAAGAATCTTCTGTTTACATCTGCGTTTACAGGCAATGCAACAGCTACACAGGATTTTACCAATTATTTAACTGGCTCGGCTGGACTTCTTGTAGTGAATATTGGATATTACAGCGGGTCAGCCTTTATTACGGGTACAAACTCCGTGGGTTATGCAAACTATATAATTGTAGAGGCGCGTTACAATGATCCTACAAAGGGCTATACTTCCGTTCTGCCGTTCGGTGGAATTGCGAGTGATACCTTTGCTGGAACCCTATTATCTGGGTCTGTTCCTGCATCAGGTATCATCCAGTCTGGTCGCCTCATTAATCTCAGCCATCAGACACAAGTGGTCTTCCGTGTAATCACACGCGACATGGATGCGGCAAGCCGTCTGCGTCCCGATAATCTTAACTAATCAGTAGAGATGGACCCGGGTCTACTGTTACTAGGTGCCTGTGCTGTAGGCGCAACAGCACTTTTGCGAGTCTTTAAAAAACGGTCAGAGGGATTTGATGTTCCACAAGTGGGAGACTATCCTCTTACAGCGGCTCAGGGGCAACAGATGTACAATCCCCTCTCACTTGCTGCTGACCCTCGACTCACTGCGCCTGTGGTAGCAAATATGCCGGCGGATCAACAAACCGCATATGTTGGCGCAGTTAATGCTGCGCTCACACCAACGGCGACCGATACATCTGTGCCTGGCCAGATAAACATGGTGCCTGGAACAAATACAACACCAGTCTATGTGCCTGACAGTAGTTCAATTATTGTCAAGGCGGCCTATTGCGAAAATATGGCAATGAGTGCGAATCCGTTCGCGGATACACAGTTCAATGCGAACTGCGGTGTCTGCCTATCTTCAGGAACCACAAATGCTGGAAAGGCCTTCACTGGTCCTAAGGGCCTCTATATTGACCCTGCGGCCAAGGCGGCTGCTGTTGCGGCCATTGCGGGCTCACCTGTCCCGTATACAAATACAAAGCCGACTCTGGGTACCTGCCAAGGAGCCACCACAGGTGTTGGTTCAACCTACTCCTTTGCTGTTACAACAAATGAACTTCAAGACTTTATGAATCGCGTCACCTGTCAACACAATAAGAATCTTGATGGAACCTGCGGAGTCTGCCTGGAGGATGGCTCGTATACCTATGTGGGTGACTCGAGTAAAACTCCACTAAATGCGGTAACTTTCTGGGTAGCTGGTGTTGGTAAACTAAATGCAACACTTGGAGGAAAACAGATCTCCTTTAAGGGTGGTAGTTTAACCCTCTCCTCAACACCCGTCTCCTTCAAGGCTACACTTGCCGAGGATTCCTTTCTGAATTTTGTTATTCAGGCACCTGATGATGATACGCCTGCTGAGTTCTACGGTGTTCTTGAAGCACCTCAAGCAAATGGTGGCGTCTTTCAACTCTCTCTTGATAAACTGCTTGTAACAGATGATATGTTACAGGGGAAGCCGAGGCGTGGAACGGATTATCCTACACTGACCACACCGACCGGTGCGGTAAATTGTGTAAGCCTTATGTCTGGATATTCAAAGTCATCCATGAGCCTCTCAGGAAGCCTCCCTTTTCTTTTTGCTGCTGAGTTCCCGTTTCGCAGTATTGATTGTACTGGAAGTGTTCTACAAACAAAGGCTGCGTCAGCCGCCCTCTACGGAGGCGACCCTTGCTACCGCCCAGCTGGACAGGGTCCTGGTACATGGTCAACGGCCTGTCTTCAGAATCGTATTTTGAATAGCGGTTGTACAACTGGAGGAAGTCTTTATAAGGACCCATCCAGTTTACAGGGCCTCGATATGAATAGTATTATCAAGCAACTTGATACACTCAATCAGAATCAGTATTCTGATGCGGATGCCTCGCTCAAATGTAATGGAACAAATATAAGCACGCCGTGTGATGCCTTTTTGAACTTCGATACAAACTATACCCCCAATATTTCCGCACAGTGTATCAACTATCTCTACTACAACAAAGGTGCGGCAAATCAGAGCCTCGGACCAACCTATACTGGACCCACTGGTACTTATTACAGTCTTGACGCACAGGGGAATAAGATTTACTGTCTTCCTGGAGCCGGTTATGACCCGATGAAAAATCCGAGCATTGTAACGAAGTTACAACGTGAGTCTCGTTCAGGCGCAGGCACGGGTCGCATTGGCATTCCGTATATCCAGAACTTTTTCAACCAGGCTTTCCAGCGTGCGACGAATACTGGGCTCAATGCGAATCTCCCGGATGCGCAAGGCGGTCGTGCTGATAGTGTAGGACAGTGTTTTGCGAATCTTGCGGCGATTCCTGTAAGTGTAACACCTGCGACAAACATGCCGAATGCACGTTATATTCGCTTGAGTAATGCGTATCAGTGTCTACAGATTTCGCAGATTGCGTGTTATGATAATCAAGGGATAAATCAGGCCTTTGGAAAACCTACAAGTTATTCGACTACATATGGATATGGAAGTCAAGCCAACTATGCGGTCGATGGAACAATGCAGAGCCGGTCCTTTCCGCAGATATTCCACTCAGGCTGTAAGACAAATGACTATTTTATGGTGGATATGAGCGCTGTCTATCCAATTAAGAAGATTGTCTATTACAATCGCGCTGACTGTTGCCAGAATCGTGCGACGGGCATTCTGGTTGAACTGCTTGACGCAAATAAGCAGGCTGTCTGGAGTGGAACCCTAGCAGGCAATCAATCAAGTGAGTCACTGCTTACAATTGCGAAACCCTTTAATATTTGAAATCTCTTTATTGCGACCACGTTCATGGCATAAATAAAGAGATAGTGTAGAAGGGGATGTTTGCCCGGTTGTCCCAATATAGAAGGCAAAGTGAGGGATTTGATGGTACTACTCAAACACCGCAACAGATGCTTAATACAAATAGTGCTAACTATGCTTCCGCAATTCCGAATATGGTTGTAGCAACTACACAGAACAACTATTCATATCCAAATACGGGATATCAGAATCAACAGGACCAATCAAGTAACGCACAGTTACAAGGTGCCCTCAATAGTATTGGAAGTGTAGCAAATGTGGGTATTAGTGGTGTAACAGCACCTCTTCCGTATCTTGGAGGTGTTTTAACGGGTGTATCCGACCCTGTTGGTGCAAATC